CCTTGGGAAGCTGAAGCTTATAAAAAAGCTTAACACATGAATGCATTATTAAAATTATTAACAGGCGGCGTCATCAAAGAAATAGGTGACGTCGTTGATAATTTAACAACTTCTAAAGAAGAAAAACTAAAAGCAAGGCAAAAGCTTCAAGAGATACTTGAGAAAGCAGATAGTGAAGCGCAAAAACAAGTTACAAGAAGATGGGAGTCAGACATGAAGTCTGATAGTTTTTTATCAAAAAACATACGACCATTGATTATTGTTTATTTAACAGTTATCTTTACAGCATGTGCTTTTTTTGATGGCAACGTAGGTGGATTTGTAATAGAAAAAACCTATATACCTATATTCCAGTCATTACTAGTTACAGTCTACGGAGCTTACTTTGTTGGCAGGACCTGGGAAAAAGCAAAAAATATAGGTAATAATAAAAACAAATGAAAACAATTAAATTAAATACAATGGAAGAAAATAGCAAAATAACAACAGAAGAGCTTAAGCAAGTGACTGAGTTTAATAATAAAATGGTACAAATTCAAGGAGAGATTGGAGCTGGTGAATTGCGTAAAGCAGATCTAGTAACAATGTTCGCTAAAGAGTCTGAACAAATGGAAGTTATTAAAAAGGAACTTGAAGACAAATATGGTAAGGTTAACATCGATTTAAAAGATGGATCTTATGAGCTAATTCCTGAAGAAGATAATGAGTAATGTAATCAGAAAAATAAGTATAGGTTCTGATTATAAAAACGATGCAATGCACTACGCAGTAGGTCAACAAGTATATGGAGGACATGAAATCTCTCATATACTACATGAAGAAAAAAATGATTCATATAGTATTCACATCAAAAAAAAAGATGAAGTAATACCTTGGAAAAAGTTTAACTGTAATATGGCTGTATCAATTGAGTATGATTTAGAATACTAAATGAAAAGCTTATTTGATTTTATTGTAGAGCCATTAAACAGCCAATACAATAATGAAATAAAAGTAGGTGACAAAAGCCTTGTAACTAACGTTGATTTAGATAATTTTAGATCAGTTAGCAATATGGCTAAAGTTATTTCAACACCAATTGCTTATAAAACAAATATATCTAAAGGTGATATTATAATAATACACCACAATGTTTTTAGAACATTTAGAGATATAAGAGGTAAGCAAAAAACAAGTAGATCTAAATTTACAGAAAATCTATATTTTGTTGCAATGGACCAGGTCTATATGTACAAAAACAAAAATAAATGGGAGACAATAAACAATAGATGTTTTGTAAAACCACTTTTAAGTGACAATGATCTAACGTTAGATAAAGAACGCGAGCTTATTGGTATATTAAAATACGGTAATAGTTCTTTAGAAGCTCTTAAAATAACTCCAGGAGATGTAGTTGGTTACACACCAGATGGGGAATACGAGTTTTTTGTAAACGGAGAGAGATTATATTGTATGAAATCAAATGATATTGTAATTAAATATGAACACCAAGGAAACGAAGTTGAATATAATCCGAGCTGGGCAAAAAGCAGTTGAGGAATTAATTAAGGTGGCAGAAGAAAAGATTGTTGACTCAGGAGATGATATATCAGCTGACAGACTTAAAAATGCCGCTGCAACAAAAAAACTTGCAATATTTGATGCTTTTGAAATACTTACAAGAATACAAGTTGAAGAAGATTTATTAAACGAAAAACCAGCAGAAGTTATTGAAGAAAAAAGCTTTAAAGGTTTTGCTGAAGGAAGATCAAAGTAATGTATAAACAAGAATTATACAAAATATTAGATAGTCATATAAAACCTAAGGTTTTAAATAGAACTAATAGATACGCTAAATGGGAATATGGTTATAATAAAGAACATGATATAATTATTATAAGCAAAACCGGTCAAATTGGTGATATATATGAAATACAAGGTTTAAAAATAGCTTTACCAAAACAAGATAAACCTCATGTATTTGATAATAACAAATGGGAATATTCAGAATATCCTAAAGAATTAAAAAAAATAAAATCTGTATTTGACTGGGAAGAGTATCCTAATGATTTTAAAGAAAAATGGCACGGATATATAGATGATGAATTTAAAAAACGCGAAGAAGGCTTTTGGTTTATTAACAAAAATAAGTCTACATATATTACTGGTACTCACTATATGTACTTGCAATGGAGCAAGATTGACGTTGGCCAGCCCAATTTTCGTGAATCAAATAGATTATTCTACATCTTCTGGGAGGCCTGTAGAGCTGATAAACGTAGCTATGGAATGTGCTACCTTAAGAATAGACGGAGTGGCTTTTCATTCATGGCATCAGGTGAAGCAGTCAACGCTGCGACAATATCGACAGACTCAAGATTTGGTATATTATCAAAATCAGGACCAGATGCTAAAAAAATGTTTACCGATAAAGTTGTACCAATATCCGTTAACTATCCTTTCTTCTTTAAACCAATACAAGATGGAATGGACAGACCAAAAACAGAATTGGCATATAGAGTACCAGCTACAAAGTTTACAAGAAAAAAGCTGGACAATAACGAAAAGCTTAAAGAGATATCCGGTCTTGATACAACAATAGATTGGAAGAACACAGGAGATAACTCTTATGATGGTGAAAAACTAAAGCTACTTGTTCATGATGAATCAGGTAAATGGGAAAGGCCAACAAACATACTTAATAATTGGCGTGTTACTAAAACATGTCTAAGATTAGGTAGTAGAATTATAGGTAAATGCATGATGGGTTCAACATCAAACGCTTTAGATAAAGGAGGTGAAAACTTTAAAAAGCTTTATTATAGTTCTAATGTTGAAAAAAGAAATGCTAATGGTCAAACAAGCTCAGGTTTGTATTCTTTATTTATACCAATGGAATGGAATTATGAAGGATTTATAGATTGTTATGGTTATCCAGTATTTGATATACCTGAAAAAGAAACAGTAGATGCTTTTGGTGATGTGATAGAACAAGGAGTTATAGAACATTGGAACAATGAAGTTGAAGGTTTAAAACAAGATCAAGACGGTTTAAATGAATATTATCGTCAGTTTCCAAGAACAGAAGAACACGCTTTTAGAGATGAAGCAAAAGAATCTTTGTTTAATCTTACAAAAATATATGAGCAAATAGATTACAACGTTGATTTAAAAAGTACTTCAACAATAACTACTGGTAGTTTTCAATGGGAAAACGGACAAAAAGATACTAGAGTTATATTTGTTCCAAATAAAGATGGTAGGTTTAATATATCATGGGTACCTTCTTTAGAATTACAAAATAGAATTGTAATAGATAACAAAGGTAAACACCCTGGTAATGAGCACTTAGGTGCTTTTGGTTGTGATAGTTATGATATATCAGGTACAGTAGATGGTAGAGGTTCTAATGGTTCTTTACATGGCTTAACTAAATTCAGTATGGAGAACGTACCACCTAATCATTTCTTTTTAGAATATATAGCTAGACCCCAAACAGCTGAGATATTTTTTGAAGATGTTTTAATGGCTTGTATTTTTTACGGTATGCCTATATTAGCGGAGAATAATAAGCCTAGATTATTATATCATTTTAAAAGAAGAGGTTATAGAGGTTATTCAATGAACAGGCCAGATAAGATTTGGAATAAATTATCAGTAACTGAAAGAGAAATAGGTGGAATACCAAACTCAAGTGAAGATATAAAGCAAGCTCACGCAGCTGCTATAGAAACCTACATAAACACTAATGTTGGTATGTTGGAAAACGGCTATGGAGATATGTATTTCCAAAGAACTTTAAATGATTGGGCTAAATTCAATATAAATAATAGAACAAAGCATGATGCTTCTATTAGTTCAGGACTAGCTTTGATGGCTTGTAATAAAAACAGGTATATGCCGGCGCAAAAGAAAATATATAAACCTATTGATTTAGGTATTAAAAAATACAATAACAGTGGAACTACTTCAAAAATACTTTAATAAATGAAAATCCAAACTAATACATACAGTTCTTTCCCCAACCAAGTGGTTAGCGAGGAAGAAAAAGCAAGCTTAGACTATGGTATTCAAGTAGGTAGGGCTATCGAAGGAGAGTGGTTTCAACAAGGAAGATCAGGAAATAGATATGCTCAAAGCTATAGTAATTTTCACCAATTAAGATTATATGCTAGAGGAGAACAATCAGTAGCTAAGTATAAAGATGAAATGTCAATAAACGGTGATTTATCTTATCTTAATTTAGACTGGACACCAGTTGCTGTTATACCTAAGTTTGTAGATATTGTTGTTAATGGAATGTCAGACAAAAATTACGACATTAACACAATAGCTCAAGATCCTTATTCTACTCAAGAAAAAAGTAAATATTCACAAGCATTACTTAGAGATATAAATTCAAAACAAGTATTAAGTGAATTTAAAGAATTAGGTATTGATTTATATAATACAACTAATCCTCAAGCTTTGCCTGCAAGTAAAGAAGAATTAGATCTTTACATGCAAATGAATTATAAACAACAAGTTGAAATTGCAGAAGAAGAAGTTATAAGTAATGTTTTAGCAAAAAATAAATATAACCAAACTAAAAAAAGATTAGCTTATGATTTAACTGTGTTAGGCATAGGTGCTTGTAAAACTAGTTTTAATAAAACAGAAGGTGTAAGAGTTAATTATGTTGATCCTGCATATATGGTTTATTCATATACTGAAGATCCTAATTTTGAAGATGTTTATTATGTAGGTGAAGTAAAGTCTATAACTATACCAGAATTAAAAAAACAATATCCTAATATACCAGAAGAAGAATTAAGAAAAATACAACAAATGCCTGGTAATTCTCAATATATAACAGGTTGGGGTAATTATGATGAGAATACTATTCAGGTTATGTATTTTGAATATAAAACATATCATAATCAAGTATTTAAAATAAAGAAAACAGATCAAGGTCTTGAAAAAGTATTATTAAAACCCGATGGTTATAACCCACCTGATAGCGATAGATATGATATTGTAACAAGAACTATAGAAGTTTTATATACTGGAGCAAAAGTATTAGGTAATAATCACATGCTTGAATGGAAGTTAGCAGAGAACATGACCAGGCCAATGGCTGATACAACCAAAGTTGAAATGAACTATTGTATATCTGCACCTAGAATATATAAAGGCAGAATTGAATCTATGGTTAGTAAAATATGTGGATTTGCTGATATGATTCAGTTAACACATCTTAAGTTACAACAAGTTATGTCTAGAATAGTACCAGATGGTGTATTCTTAGATATGGACGGTTTAGCAGAAGTTGATTTAGGTAATGGAACTAATTATAATCCAGCTGAAGCTTTAAATATGTATTTCCAAACTGGTTCTATAGTTGGAAGATCATTGACACAAGAAGGCGGAATGAATGCTGGTAAAGTACCTATTTCAGAATTATCATCATCATCGGGTCAAGCAAAAATTCAAAGTTTAATTGGAACATATCAGTATTATTTACAAATGATACGTGATGTAACAGGATTAAA